AAAGCACTCGCGAACTCTGGTACTGCGATCACACTCGATACCAGTGACAACAACCAACTATATACATTGACAGGGAACTGTACTTTCACGCTTCCTGCGTTGTCAACATATCCAACTAATACAATCAAATCTATCACTTTGGTTGTGAAACAGGATGGAACAGGTGGTAGAACTGTTGGATTCTCAGCGACTGATGGATTTTCAATCAACAATTCTGCCTCTGTGCCTGCTCCAAGCTCAGGTGCAAATAAAGTTTCTATGTACACTTGCCTTGGTATTAGGGCTCTTTCAGAGTGGTTTATTTCACTCTCTTACATTGATGATTAAGAAAGGATTTTAGAATGGATAAAGAACATGCTATTGCTATGATTAACGTGATTGATGTGTGTGCCAAACGAGGTGCATTTGAAGGACCAGAACTTGGCAGGATTGCTACTTTGCGTGCTATTCTCGAAACGGAGGCTCAGCCGCCAAAACAAATCGAAGAGCCGCAAGAGCAACCAGCAGCCAACGAATTATAAATAATCGTGAATTTTAGATAACAGGAGATATTTTATGAGCGATATTGAACAAGCGATTGCGGCTGCTAAAGGCGGGAATGCTTCTGAATTCCAGTCACATATACAGTCTGCTCTCATGGATCGTTTAGGTGACGCGATCGATGCGAGAAAGACGCAAGTTGCTGCTTCATATCTCCAGCCTGAAGAAGAACCCGAGGAAATCGAGGTTGAAGTAGACGAACCAGAAGCAGAGGAAATAGAATCTGATGTCTAAATCTTTTTCTGAGCTAGTTGAGCAGCTCAATAAACGCTCTATCCAGGAAAAACGATCTGAAGCAGACGATCCGTATTCCAAGGATCCGCAAGAAGACGAGTCCAAGGAGCTGAAGCCACGTGCTAAAGGTGAGCGTGATTTCAAAGATGCTCATAAAGTTGATAAGAAGGCACATGTTGTTGCAAGTGACGATGTGTTTACTGGATCAACCAAGCCTGGTGGACCACACAAAGGTCACGAAAAAGCTGGCGAGCCTATTACAAAACAAGGTTCAAGCGACATCAAAGTAACTCATGACGGTTCAAAAACTCCTGATAAGAGCAAAGCCATTCCGAAACGATTTGGTGATCTTCGAGTTGTAAATCCTATCAAAGAAAGCGTTGATCTGGAAGAAACTGCGTTTCAAGATATTCAGAAAATCGCTAAGTCGAAACGCGAGGGTCGTGTAAAGTTTGCAACTGGTCGATACGAATCGGTTGATCCGGAAATAGCATCAGCACTTGTTTCTGCTCATGGAAAACTAAACTCTGCAAACAAACAAAAGTTTGAACAAACCGTCAACAAAGATTTTACAGGAATGATGAAGATGGTTGATTTTGCTATGAGCAAGAAATAGGAGTTTTTAGATGATTCGACCAATCGCAAATACAATAACTCTTTCTTCAAATAATAACGTAACATTAGCGACAGCCATGCTTGTTGTCAACTCTGGGTCGACTGATCGTACTTTGATTGTTGCAAATACAGTCAGCCCTGTAAATGGAGGCGGTATTTATGAAGGAACAGGAAATGGTTTTGGTGCACATGCTGAGGTTTATATAAACTCTGGTGAGCATATCGTAGTTTATAAACGAAGCACCGATTTAGCTGTTTGTGCGGATGGTTCTAACGATTTAAAAGCAACGAAAGTCGCGACAGGAGCAGACTAATGAAACTGATTTGCGAAGTCAATGAAGACATCGAATGCCTCGTTGAAGAGGACCTCAATGAAGAAGGAAAGAAAAACTACTTCATTGAAGGTGTTTTCATGCAAGGTGCTATCAAGAACAAAAACGGTCGAGTCTATCCCGTTGAAGTTCTCAAGAAAGAAGTCGATCGTTACAATAAACAATACATTGCGGAAAACCGTGCTTATGGTGAACTCGGTCATCCGCAAGGTCCAACGATCAATCTCGAGCGTGTTTCACACATGATCAAAGAGTTGCGTCAGGAAGGCGACAACTTTATCGGAAAAGCAAAGATCATGGACACGCCATATGGAAATATTGTAAAGAACCTAATGAGCGAGGGTGCGAAACTTGGTGTTTCCTCTCGTGGTATGGGTACTCTTACGAAGAAAGGCGATTCTATGGAAGTCGGAAATGACTTTCATTTAGCAACTGCTGGAGATATTGTCGCCGATCCTTCTGCGCCACAGGCGTTTGTTGAAGGGATCATGGAAGGCAAAGAATGGGTTTGGGATAACGGCATACTTCAAGAAGTTGATGTCGAACAAGCTAAACAACAAATCGAAGAAGCTGCATCTGCTAGACGTACAGAAGCAGAAGTTCTTAAGGTTTTCGAAAAATTATTGAAAGGTCTATAAGGTCCAATTTTATAAATAGAACGTCAACAAATTTCAATGAGGAAATTGGGAGATAGAAATATGTCTGAAGAACTAGAAAACATCGTTGACGATGAAGTTCTCGAAGGTGCTGATGAAAGCATCGAAGAGGCGAAAGCATCGTTTGGCGATCCTTCTGAAGTTCCTGAGCCAGTAGCAAAGACTGCGAAAGCTCCAGGAAAGTCAAAAAATCAGGGCGACAAATCTGCTCCGATGCAAGGCTCCTCTCAGAAACCAACTACCAAAATGGCTATGCTTAATGCTGCTATGCAGTACATGGGCGGTATGAAAAAAGCTGATCTTCAAGCTATGATGTCGAAAGCTGGTATGTATGGTGAGGAAGTCGAAGCTGAGGAAGAAGTAGAAGAAATCACCGAAAAGAAACAACTCGAAAAAGTAACTCGGGAAGATTTTGACATCTCTGAAGATGTTGCAGCAATCTTTGCTGGTTCCGAAGTTTCTGAAGAGTTCGTAGCGAAAGCAACTGAAATCTTTGAAACAGCTGTCGTTGCTAAAGTCAACGAAAAGCTCGACGAAGTTGCTCAAGTTGCTGAGTCCGAACTTGCTGAGTCCACTGAAGTATTCAATAAAGAGCTTGTCGATAAAGTTGACAGCTATCTCGACTATGTTGTTGAGTCTTGGATGGAAGAAAACAAACTGGCAGTTGACAGCGGTTTGCGTGGCGAAATCGCCGAGTCTTTCATCAGCGGTCTCAAAGGTCTCTTCGAAGATCATTACATCGACATTCCTGAAGAGAAGGTTGATGTTGTAGAAGAACTTGCTAGCAAGGTTGAAGAGCTAGAAGCCAAACTCAACGAGTCGATTGAGGAAACAATTGAACTCAAGAAGAAAACCGAAGAGTTCGAGCGTGCTGTAATTTTTGCTGAAGAAATCGATGGTTTGACCGAAACTCAAATCGCTAAAATGGAATCACTTTCCGAAGCGATCGATTTCGAAAGCGAAGAAGATTTCCGTGATAGACTTCAAACGATCCGCGAAAACTATTTCAACGGTCCGAAAGAAGTGATCACCGAAACGGCTGGTTTTGATGACGAGCCAATTGAAATTGATGATGAGGAACCTGCGACCCCCAAGGGTGCCATGGGTGCCTATGTCGCAAGCATTTCACGACAAGTTAAGAAATAGCATTTTATAAATATTGTTTGAAATAATCTCGAAAGGAGAAGGAGAGTAAAATGTCTGATAACCTAATGGAAAAGTGGGGTCCTGTTCTTGATCATCCAGATCTGGATAAGATCAGCGATTCTCACAAACGCCACGTTGTCGCACAACTCTTGGAAAACCAAGAAGTGTCGGCTCGTGAGCAGGGCTATGGCTCTGGTGGATATTCTGCTCCAACACTACTCGGTGAGGCTGCACCTACGAACGCGATGGGTGCTTCTTCCTCAACGGCTGGTGCTGGCAGCGTCGATATCTTTGACCCAGTTCTAATCAGCCTCGTTCGTCGTTCTATGCCAAACCTGATCGCCTATGATGTATGCGGCGTTCAGCCAATGACTGGTCCGACTGGTCTAATCTTTGCGCTTCGTTCACGCTACAGCAGCCAGTCTGGCACTGAAGCTCTGTTCGACGAAGCCAATACCACGTTCTCACGCTCTGCTGCTGGTAACACAGCATCACAGTTCGTTGTTGCGAACTCAACTTCTGGTAAGTCCCAGCTCAGCAACGATCCTACGACTCGTGCAGCCGATTCTGCTGTCACAGGGTATAGCGTTTCAACTGGTATGACGACTGCTCAGGCTGAAGCTCTGGGCGACGGAACGCAGAATGGGTTCCAAGAAATGGCGTTCAGCGTCGAGAAGGTTGCTGTCACGGCAGTTTCTCGTGCACTGAAAGCTGAGTACACCATGGAATTGGCTCAAGACCTCAAGGCAGTTCACGGTCTTGACGCTGAAACCGAACTCAGCAACATTCTGTCTGCTGAAATTCTTGCGGAAATCAACCGCGAAGTCATTCGCACGATCAACTATTCTGCGACTGCTGGTGCTCAGCAAAACGTCACTTCAGCTGGTACTTTCAACCTCGACACCGATTCAAACGGTCGTTGGATGGTTGAAAAGTTCAAGGGTCTGTTGTTCCAGATCGAGCGTGACGCCAACGAAATTGCGAAGGCAACTCGTCGGGGTAAAGGTAACGTCATGATTTGCAGCTCGGATGTTGCATCCGCTCTGTCAATGGCTGGCGTTCTCGATTACACCCCAGCAATGTCAACCAACCTCAATGTAGACGACACAGGTAACACCTTCGCTGGTGTCCTCAACGGTCGGATCCGTGTTTACATCGATCCATACTTCTCAACGTCTGCTGGTAACCAGTATTACACTCTCGGCTACAAGGGTTCAAGTGCCTTTGATGCTGGCTTGTTCTACTGCCCATACGTGCCTCTACAGATGGTGCGTGCGGTTGGTGAAAACACCTTCCAGCCAAAGATTGGCTTCAAGACTCGGTACGGTATGGTTGCGAATCCTTTCGCTTCAACCGATTCCGATGGCGCAATCGGTGGTTACGACGGAAACAAAGCCAACAAATACTATCGTTTGGTTGCAGTTTCCAACCTTATGTAATAAAAACCATAAGACGAGTACAAACTGGGGGAGGGCGAAAGGCTCTCCCCCTTTTTTTTTGTTTTCCATTTACATTTGATACTTTGTGAGCTATTATGAGTAATGTCACGAGGGGTCATAATATATTATAAATAGAGTACATAACAGGATAGGCATATGAGTACACAAGAACAACCCGATAATCTAAATTATCTTTCACCACTTGGTTTTCGTTTTCAATTGAAACGATTACCCAACGTGAATTATTTTTGTCAATCGGTAACTCTACCTGCTTTAACAATGAACGCTGCTGAACAGCAAACTTCACCGTTTGCAGTTATTCCAAGACCTGGAGATAGATTACTCTATGATCCACTTACAATTAGATTTAGGGTTGATGAAGACTTAAAAAACTATCTTGAAATAGAAAACTGGTTGGTTGGTATGACTCATCCAGAAAACTTTCAGCAAACTAAGAATTTTGCAGATTCTAGTCCTGCACCATTTTTTGCATCAAAGAATGGACAATATTCTTCTGCTAACTTTGTTTCTGACGCAACTCTAACAGTTTTAACCAGCCATAAGAATCCACATATAAATATTTTCTTTCAAGATGCATTTCCGATTTCATTGACAGAATTGACATTTGATGTGACCCAGCCTGATCTCGAGTACCTTGAAGCATCTGTAACATTTAGATATAGGAAGTTCAGCGTAGAAAGGATATAGGATGATCCCTGATAATATTATTGAGCGTGTGAGTGATTCAAAACCTTGGTTTGAAAAAAGTTGCTTCAACCCTAGTGAAATCTTCACTATGGAAGAATTCAAATCTCACATAAATTTTAGACCTAATCTGAGACAAGAAAGAGTCGACTGGATAGGCGATACAGGTGAGTTAAGTTGGGGTGGTGAAGAGTGGAGTTGTGATCAGAACAATTGGCCAATAGGTTTGTTCGATAGGTTGCTTGATAAGCATGCAGTTTGTTTCCTAGATAGTTCTAGAATCAATCCACAAATAAATGAAATTTGTAAAAAACTTGAGCTTGCAACTGGTTCGCCAACAGATGCTCATATTTTTTACTCACGAAATCCAGAAAACAAAAGTTTTTCTGCTCATTGGGATTGGTCATCAAATATCATTTGCCAATTCGTAGGAACATCTCATATCAAAGTCTATTCGAATATTCCAGAAGAGATAGATAATGAACATAGAACATGGGAAAAACAGGAGGAAGATCTACAACTCGAATATGAGCATGATATGGAGCCTGGAGATATCGCGTATGTTCCTGCGCAAACGTATCATTTCTACAATCCTACATCTAAACGTCTCAGCATTAGTTTTCCTATGAATTCGAATTCTCAAGATAAACGTCAACAAAGACAGTGGATCGACCCATAGTCCATTTACATTTGGCGAAAAATAATATACAATGAGTTCATGATGAACATTGATGAAATTGTCGAAAGCTGGCGTCAAGATTCCAAAATTGATGATCTCAATTTGGATAAAGAAAATGTGCGCATACCATCTCTTCATTCGAAGTATGTTGGAATGATGGTTGATGAAAATAAATCACTGAGAACATTACAACGCGATCGTGCAATATTGCGCAGGTTGCTGCGTTCTTATTACCTCGGCAAAGCGGATAGCGATGATTTAGAAAAACTTGGTCGTGACCAGTTCCTCGAAAAAATACTCAAGAACGAGCTCAATGAGTATATGGATACAGATGATTTGATGATTCGTGTAAATGCGAAAATATCAACTCAAGAAGAAAAAGTTGACGTGCTAAAAGAAATCATTCGGTCAATAAACAGCAGAGGATACCAACTCAAGAATGCTATTGACTGGCACAGATTGACAATGGGTTAATGCTTAAAATAAAAAAGCAAGATGAGGTGTGGGCATTCGTTGAGTGTGAACCTGGTCAGTGTCAAGAAATATCTGACATGCTCACATTTGAAGTGCCTGGTGCAAAGTTTATGCCATCATATCGTAACAGATATTGGGATGGTAAGATACGTTTGTACGATGCGAAGAAGAGCCGAATTTATACAGGGTTGCATACTAAGTTGCGCGACTTCGCACTCGCGAATGATTATGAAATAGAAATCGATGAAGCTCTATTAGACACTGATGAAATATCAATCGCTGAGGCACGTGGCTTTGCGAAAAGTTTACACATGCCGATTGTACCACGTGAATATCAGCTGCAGGCATTTTCTTTCGCTGTGCGCAATCGTCGGGCTGTTCTTGTTTCGCCGACAGGCAGTGGTAAATCTTTGATTGCTTATTTGATTGCTCGTTGGTATAATCAGAAAACGCTGATCATCGTTCCTACAGTTTCACTCGTTATGCAGATGGCAAAAGATTTTGAAGAGTACGGATACGACAAAGAAGTACACGGTATCATGGCAGGTGTAGAAAAAACTTCTGCGACCGATATAACTGTTTCAACTTGGCAATCAATTTATGAGCAGAAGAAACAGTTCTTTACAAATTACAAAGTTATCATCGGAGACGAAGCTCATTTGTTCAAAGCGAAGAGCCTGACATCTATAATGACAAAGATGCCAGATACACCATATCGTTTCGGGATGACTGGTACGTTGGATGGTGCGGAAGTTCACGAGCTGGTGCTTGAAGGGTTGTTCGGTCCGATAAAAAAAGTTATCGACACAAGCACACTGATCGATGATAAAAACTTGGCTGACCTCAAGATCAAGATACTTGTATTGAGCCACCCGAAAGAGTTACGCAAAGATGTGCTTGATGGTGATTATCAGAATGAAATTGAGGCAATCGTAACAAGCGATGCGCGAAATAAGTTTATCAAAAATCTTGCGTTATCACTCAAAGGCAATACATTGATTCTTTATGCGCTGGTTGAAAAACATGGCAAGCAGCTATTTGAAATCATAAATGATGCGACCGAGCAAAATGTATTTTTCGTTTCGGGTGGTGTTGAAGCTCAAGAGCGAGAACGTGTACGGCAGATAGTCGAACAATCAAATGACAGCATAATCGTTGCTTCATACGGAACCTTTTCCACAGGTATAAATATCAAGAACCTTCATAATGTTATTTTTGCGAGTCCTACGAAAAGTAGGATTAGAACGCTACAGTCGATAGGGAGAGGTCTAAGAACAAGTGATACAAAATCGTCATGCACTCTATTTGATATCGCTGACGATTTTTCCACAAAGAACAGAAAGAACTATACACTCAATCATCTGATGGAACGTGTGAAGATGTATAACTCTGAGGCGTTCCCATATAAGTTGTACAATATAAAGCTGAGGGCAACAGATGAATCCGTTCTATTTTAAATTAGTCAATGGCGATGATATTATGGCAAATGTTATCGATGAAGATGAAAACTATTATACCATTGATTATCCCTTCAAATTCATAAGCGCATCAAATCCAATATCAGGATATATTTCCACAAGTTTAATTCGCTGGGTGCCTATGCACAATTTTATGATGCAACCGTTGCTTGTTAAGAAGTCGACTGTTATCACTCAAGGAAAACTTGATGATTCGATTATTCAATATTATGCTGCGGTCAGACTTCAGACAACTAAAGAAATCGAAAAAAATGAAGGCGAAGATCTAGATATTGATTATGAAGATCAAGATATGAGTGAGGAAGAATTAGATGCACTCGAAGAGTTGACAAACCCAGATTTGGATACAACGGTCCACTAGGAGTTATAATATGGCAAAGAAAAATAAACAGCATTATGTTAATAATGCAGAACTCTATCAAGCAATGATAGGATATAAAGAATCGGTCGCGCAAGCAGAGCAAGAAGGAAAACGAAAACCAAGAGTTCCTATGTTCGTTGGCGAATCTATAATGAAGATTGCTACACACCTTGCATTCAGACCGAATTTTGCTAACTATACCTTCCGTGAAGAAATGATTTCAGATGGTATCGAAAACTGTTTGCAATATATTGATAACTTCGACCCAAATAAATCGAAAAATCCCTTTGCATATTTCACACAGATTATATACTATGCTTTCATACGACGTATTCAGAAGGAAAAGAAATATCTGTATACAAAATATGCTGCGATTGAAAAAGCAAACTTCCTAGATGAAACCAGTTCATTACATGATTCAGAAAAAGGAACAGGTGTGAGGTATAACTCTGATATTCAATATGGTGAGTGGTCTCAAGAGCAGATGGAACAGTTCATGGCAGACTTTGAAGAAAGTCGCAAGAAGAAAAGAAATAAGAAGGTTGCATAAAATATGAAGATTGCTGTTATCGGTGACCTACACTGGGGCGCACGTAACGACAATCAAGAGTTCCTGAATTATTTTCAGCGATTCTTTGATAATGTTTTCTTCCCAGAGTTGGAAGAGCGTGGCGTAAGTCAGGTTCTACAAGTTGGTGATTTTGTTGATCGGCGAAAGTTTATTTCGTTTGTCACGCTCAACCATGTCCGAGAAAAAATATTTGGCGAATCCCACAAACGTGGTATTTCATGGGACATACTTGTCGGAAACCACGACACTCCATACAAAAATACAAATGAGATAAACTCACTTCAAGAATTATTTTCTCAATATAGAGGCATTCGTTTTTATCCAGACCCAACCGAAATACAAATAGATGGTCTTGATATTTTATTGCTTCCTTGGATCAATGCTACAAATTACTCATCGAGTTTGAAAGCAATAAAAGAAACGAAAGCGCAAGTTGCGTTTGGTCATTTAGAAATCAATGGTTTTGAAATGCATCCTGGTGCAGTTTGTGATCATGGGATTGAGGCATCTATATTCAACAAGTTTGATATGGTATGCTCTGGTCATTTTCATAAAAGATCGCAGTCATCAAATATTTTCTATCTCGGAACCCCATATCAGATTATGTGGACTGATTATAACGAGAAGAAAGGTTTCTACATATTTGATACCGATACTCGCGATCTTGAGTTTATAGAAAATCCATATACACTATTTCACAAAGTATGGTATGATGATGCAGGAAAAACTCTAGAACAGCTATTATCAAAAGAACTTGGTCATCTCAACAAATCATATGTGAAGGTTATTGTAAAAAATAAAGAGAACCCATATTGGTTCGATCTCTTTATGAATAAGATATATAATCTTGCACCGATTGATGTTTCTATTGTTGATGATCATTATCACTTAGACGAAATATCAGAAGAAGATCTTGTCTCAGAGGCAGAGGACACTTTGACAATCTTATCAAAATATATTAATGAGCTCGATTACAGTGTAGATAAGAAAAAATTAGATAATTTGATGCGTGAACTATATAATGAAGCTCTGACTCTGGAGACAATACATGATTGAGTTTCATAAGGTTAGGTGGAAAAATTTCTTATCTACTGGTAATGTATTCACTGATGTTGATTTACAAGAGTATTCGACAACTCTAATTACTGGACAAAACGGAGCAGGGAAGTCTACAATTCTCGATGCGCTGTGTTTTGGGTTGTATGGAAAACCATTTAGGAAAGTTAAGAAAAGCCAATTAATCAATTCTGTAAATAATGGTTCTACTATTGTTGAAGTTGAGTTTTCTATTAACGGAAAACGATACAAGCTGGTCCGGGGAATTAAACCAGGGATTCTTGAAATTTATCAGGATGGAAATCTCAAGGATCAGACAGCAAACGTTCGTGATGCGCAGGAAGATATTGAAAAGAATATATTGCGGATGAACATGAAATCATTTACGCAAATGGTCATACTTGGTTCTTCATCATTCATTCCCTTCATGCAACTTTCTACACACGTGCGACGTGAGGTTATAGAAGACTTGCTCGATATTGGTGTGTTTTCGACTATGTCAACACTCCTGAAAGATAAGAGTAGCAAAAACAAACAAGATCTTGCTATGAATGAAAAAGATATTCATGGACTTGATTCGATGATTGACATGCAAAAAGAGCAGAGCAAGTTTGATCAGGAAAGACGTAAAGCAGAAATAGAAAGATGCGTAACCCGCATTGGTGAAATAGATAATGACATAGGGGAAATAGATAAACAAATTGAAGATATCAATAAACATATCGATGAACTCTATGAAAAAATTTCCGATGAATCTAAAGTCCATCAGAAAACGGATCGTATATTAAAATTAGAAACGGATCTAGATAAAAAGAAAAAGAATTCCCTCAAGATAATTGAGTTCTACAATAACAACGATAATTGTCCAACTTGTACGCAGCTCATCAGTGATGAAATC